TATTCAACACCTGAGATCTCAGACTGATCAACCAGAGTCTCGGTCGACATATTCCACTGTACGATGATGTTTGGATACAGCGAGTTTAGATCGAAAGATACGACCCAGTCGTGCGCACCAACCTGTGGTTCTTTCACGAAACCACCAGCAAACTTTGATCTTACTGCTTCCGCTGTAAACACGGGTGGCATCTTCTTTTCTGAGTTGAGTTTACGATAGATGATCGATTCCCATATGTTAGTGACACCAAAGGTATCACCATAGTTCACACCAGCTTTATAAGCCATAGTCATGGCCAATGTGATCAAACCCATCTTTTCTTCGATACGTTCAACCAGCTCCACATCTTTCATGTTATAGTCGATGTACTTTTGAAAGTCATCCTTATACAGATTTTTCAATGAACCAGATTCTTCGTACGATAATTTCTTTTCGCCAAGTACCACGTACGCGATATGATTCAATGAGTAAGATTCTTGTGGACCGTATGAGTAACCAAACTTTTGAAACAGTTCCATATAATCGAGTTGTTCGATACCTTTAATATCGTACGCATCTTCTGTACGACCACGTCTCGTAATCTCACGATGATCGATCATACGCCAAGGTGAGAACGACCGTATAGCTTCAACACCAAGAATCTTTGCGGTGCGATTAATGAGATATGGAACATCGAAGAAACGAATATTCCAGCCAGTGATTACATCTGGAGTTTTTGATTCGTCAGACCAGAATGCAAGAAACTTTGAAAGCAGACTTACTTCATCGCGGCAACGATAATAACGAACAGGTTGTATCAACGACTTTTCAGTATCGAAGTCGCCATAACCCCATACGTGATATAGCTTTGATTTACTTGACTTGTAAGTGATGGAAAGGATTCTTTGATTCGCGTGTCTTGGTTCTGGAAACCCATCATCATATTCTGTTTCAATATCGAATGTGCCTACGTCAATACACTCACGCTTCCACTCAATTTCATGCGGAAAGCGCTGCGTAATGTATTGTTGTAAATATTTACTGTTGCCATAGATCTTACGACCAGCAACATCACGATTCGTATTTAACCAGTCTTTAGCTTCACGCATACTATCCATTTCGATAGGAGCGATCGGCTGATTATCCATCGACCTCCATTCGCTATCGTTCTTGGTTTGCGTATAAAAGACTGGCTTAAAATCTGTAACGCGTTTATAGATACGTCCACCGACTTGATTATAACCACGATACAGAATAGCATTGCCATAACGGCATACATTAGTATAAAACGACATATTACCTCCAACTTCATGTATTATTATACAACAGTTTGGAAGATTTGTAAACCCCTAAAATGCATCATACTGCAAAAGATTCTCCGCAACCACAGGACGCAGTTGCGTTTGGATTTATTACTTTGAGATAAGATCCACCTAACTCAGATACATAATCAATAGTACAACCAATCACAAACATTTCTGCCATGTCATCAATGCATAGAATGTTATCAATCGTTTGGCCAAAGCCTTTCATCTCAGAAAGGCTCCAATCGTACTGAAAACCAGAGCATCCACCACCCTTGACAGATAGGTACACGTACTTGCTGTTGTTATCAACAACAAGTTTCTTCATGTATTCTCTAGCGTTATCGGTTAACTCAACCAACGGCACGCATCCGATCTACGAGTCGTTGAGCTCGATTTGTAACCTGACGATACCAAGCTGAGTCTACCATTTCATCAGCGGCCGCCTGCCAGTCACGAGCATCGACTCCACGTTTCATTCCCTTAAATTTTGATAGTCTTGGTCTGCCCATGTTAAACATCATGTTCGCGATAATTAGTTGGACTTCTCCAGGCAGAACGTCAAAGTCGGGGTATAGGTGTGTGCACTCCGATAACACGATCTCGACATCTTTAGCGAAGCACTCATTGACTCTGTCCTCTGAGACAGGCGTTCCAACTTCCTGTCCATGCTCAGGATCGCTATCGAGAACGAGGTGACCAATACCAAAAGTAGGCAGGCCAAGGTGATCCAAATAGATTTCATATTTGACTCCCTCGTCGATTTTCAGTTCTTCTCTTAATTGATCTATATTCATGATAGTTCCTCCGCACATGAAAAGTGTATTGTCAGACGCCGTCTCATTGGATCAATGGTGTCTGGATATGGTTTTACTTTATGAAATCTTTCGCAGTCCCAACTATAAAATGTGCCAGGCTTATCAAGTGTTAGTACTTTTTCTAAACTTAGTCCATACGTCTCTTCTATAGGGAATACCGATTCGTCAAAACAATGTTCCATAATTTCATCGTATTCATTTTCATCGATTATCTTATGAGTGAAGTTTGTAATCTCAGCGCCATACCTACGCGGTTCGTCGCCTTTTACAAATTGGATGCATGGCTTGCTATCGCCTTCTATTCTCATTCCACCTAAAGGTTTACTCATATCAATGTTTAACGAATATGGAAATGTTTGATTAAAAGTTACTGTACCATCGTTTGGATCAGCAACATCTAAATTTATTAATCCTTGACGAGTAAATTTAATGTTTTCTTCTTGAAACCAATCTTCTGGTTTTAAATCGTCCCAGTTATCTGGTCTCGGCTCTTTCTTACATTTTACATCACGACCATCCGTGTGTGTTTCAAAAACGTAGTTTAGGTCGTAAAGAGCATAATAAAATATACCACCAAAATCATCAGTATATCTTAATAGATTGTTGTGCATCAAGTCTTTAACATAATAAAAATATTCTTCTAAATTAAATTCACTTTTAATACTATGCAGAAAATCTACGAACCCGTCTTGAGACTCACCATTGAAGACTTTGCAGTTACGAACATCGTAGCCGCCTTCTTTACCTGTTCCATATTTAAAGTTCATATATTCTAAATGAACTAGGTCCCAATGAAACTCGCTTGTTCGTGCAATGTTGTCGTGAGTCTTATGCCAAAAGCCAGTTGGTTGAAACTCGTTGATATGAATATATTTCTCTTCTTCTTCAACAAACTTTTCACATAGCAATTTTTTAAATAACCAGTGGCCATCAGTTATCTCTTTAATCTCATCTTGAGTAAAAAGATCTGGATATTTTATTGTTTCATATTGCTTTCTATTTAGAACATCATCTACTGTTAACATGTTATATCTCCAAATATAAAAGGGCAATCACTTGCCCTTCTATTTATTAGTTTAAGAAACCAGCTTCTTCTTCAGTATATGGCCACATTATTTTTTCCTTGTATTTTTCAGATAGTTACTAACTTTTTCGATTATCATCGGAGTCATTAGTATCTAGCTCCAAACCCGTTTACCTCTGCAGTTAAACGACGTTCAAGTTCTGCAAGTGTATAAGTAGCCTCACGGTACTTTAGTACTGGTTCGTCTTTTGCTAAGTCCATAGCGACAATCTTATTAATGAAACGTCTTATAGTATTCATTTGTAATACTCCCTCAATGTCTTATCGTTAAGGATCGCCAAGATACCTGCGTAGTCTTCATGCGGATACTCATGCTTAAGCATGTGTGCGAGCTTTTGATTAGCTTCAATCTGTCTTGAAACCATTACTGCTCTTCCGACTGAAGATAAGTGGCCAGTCATCCATGCAAACAGTGTTGCGATGAATCCTGTTTTAAGAAGCGAGTAGCTCCTGAGTGCTAGTGCTGTCATTTTTTCCCTCGTTAGATGAAATTTGAATCTTACGAGGCAGCTTTTCTTCCGGAAGGACGACTTCAAGATTGACAGTCAAGATACCGTCCGTTAGATTTGCTCCAGTTACTTCCGTATACTCGGACAGTCTAAATGACTTTTTCCAGTTACGAGCACTAATACCTTTATGAACATATGCGTTTTGCTCACGACGCTGTGGTCGATTACCACTGATAGTTAAGATATGATCTTTGACTTCAATGTCAATATGTTCTTGTTTAAATCCAGCCACAGCGATCTCGAGAGTGTATTTCAACTCTTCGTCTTTCACTACGTTATGTGGTGGATAGGTATCTTTCGCGTGGCTGTGAATATTATCCAGCTGATCGAAGATGTGGTCGAAACCAAGAAATGCGTTTCGCGGAAATGCGAATGTTCCAGTCATATTTGCCTCCAATTAAGCAAGGTTAAATTTGGACCCGACTATCGGCGTCCATGTGTATTTATTTATTTCCGATATTATATTTTGGTTGTAGTGTCCAATTATTTTTTTCTTTAAAAGGAATAATCTTAATCTGTCGCAATGGTGCTAATGGCTGTGCTTTTTCTTTATCGTCGATAGATAAAAGACCCCAGTCACTCATGAGTGTTGCGATGGTATTGCGTCTTGCAATATCATTTTCTTCCAGATTAGATTTCTTACCATCTAATAAAAAGAGTTCTTTGAAATGCACGATAAAATATCGGCCCTGTTTGTGGAGAATGTGGCATGATTGGAAAAGTGTGTTATCTTTTCGAGACGCTACGCCGATTCGAGTCAGTGTTTCTCTTACTTTCAGAAAATCATCAGGCTCTTCCAAAGTCACCTCAAGCATAGATGAGGTTGTCCATTCAACAATATTATTTTCTTTTTCCACCTCGGTATACCTTCTGTCTTAGTATGTCAAGTTGTGCTGACGTAAGAAGGTTGAGGATCTGGCGGGCTTTTTCATTACTGTAGCCATAATATTCCTTAATCACTTCGACGTCATCGTTTGTCTGAGCCTTTGCCCATTTAGAAAAACGTTTCTTTTTTCTAATGATATTTATAAGAAAGTCGAATTGTAAACGATTATCAAGATGCGAGTTCAGATTCATTTCATTTGCCATTAAAACCGTATCATGGAAGTACGATAGTTGGCGATTTACCATAAATGCGTTATATGCTTTTTCAGCGATGTCATCAACCATGATATTTGCTTTACCATAGTTGATGTCGTTACAAAATTCAAATGGGTTCATCCAAAGTTCTCC